ATGCTGCGCCATCTGGCGGCGAATGTCCTCACTGTGCTGATCGTCGCGATGGTGGCGATCAGTGGGGTGATTTATTGGGGGCAGTCTCAATACACAGCGCCCGGTCCGTTGGCGGAGCCGACAGTGATCACGGTGGAGCGGGGCGCGCGGCTGGATGACGTGACCGAAACGCTGCTGGAGGCGGGCGCGATCGGGAATGACACGATCTTTCGGCTTGGCGCGCGCTATGACGGATATGACCGGCGGTTGCGGTTTGGCGAGTATGAAGTACCAGCTGGCGCGTCCATGCGTGAGATCCTCGCATTGTTCGCCTCAGGCCGCAGCATCCAGTATTTCGTCACGATTCCAGAGGGTTTGACCTCATGGGAGGCGGTGCAAATCATCAACGACACGGCGCTGTTGACGGGTGAGATTACGGAAATTCCGCCCGAAGGTTCCCTTGCGCCAGATACATACTCGTTCGAGCGGAATGCGACGCGGGCGAGCATCATTGATCGGATGCAGGCCGCTCAGGAGACGATTCTGGCGGAGGCTTGGGCGAATCGTCAGGACGGATTGCCCCTCGATTCGCCGGAAGAATTGCTGATTCTGGCGTCGATCATCGAGAAAGAAACCAGCGTCCCTGAGGAGCGGTTTGACGTGGCGGCCGTGTTCGTCAACCGGCTGAATCAGGGGATGAGATTGCAGACCGATCCGACGGTCATCTACGGGATCACCTTGGGTCAGGGGCCGCTCGGGCGCGGGTTGCGCCGGTCGGAACTTGACCGCGCGACACCCTATAACACCTACCAGATCGACGGTCTTCCTCCAACGCCCATTGCCAATCCGGGGCGTGCGGCGATTGAGGCAACCGCCAATCCGAGTGAAGCGCCCTACATCTTTTTCGTGGCGGATGGCACGGGGGGGCATGCCTTCTCCGTCACCTATGCGGAGCATCAGCGCAACGTGGCGCGCTGGCGGGAGATCGAGCGCAGTCGGCAGTAGCGCGCGGTGGTCTGACGTAAATGTCTTGACTAAACGCGCGCTCCAAAGTATACCTTGTTGCAAGCTGGAAGAACTGAACCGACGCCGTAGCATTCGCTGCGGCGTTTTTCGTTTCGGAAATCTATCCATGGGTTAACAAAACATGAATGATCATACGAAGTCTCAGGAGTATGCCGCCGAACACTACATAAAACAGGCTCAAATACTGTATAGAAGCCTGTCAAAATCAATCGCCCGATATATTGAAGCTGTCGATGCTTCGCTTGAATCCGATATCGTTCCTAAAGGGGATAAGGAAAAGGCAAACGCCGTGCAGGCAGAACTTCGGGCGCATCAGAAAACTCTGTCTCAACTGATTGAATGTGAGGCCAACCTTGCGAAAAAAGCTTCCTCCGACGCCGAACTCATCGGAAACGAAATCGATTTTGACGCTGCACGCGCCGAACTCCGTGCGCGATGTGCTCTCCTCCGCGACGAACGATGAGATTGACGCGCTCCTGAATACGCTCAGCCCGAATGCGCTGGTCGCGATGCCATACCTTTTTGAGTTGTGGGGGCTGGAGGGGCATCAGCTGGAGCCGCAGACTGACTGGCTGACATGGGTGATCCTTGGCGGGCGCGGCGCGGGCAAGACGCGTGCCGGGGCGGAATGGGTGCGCGAACAGGTGGAAGGCGCGCGGCCTACGGATCCCGGGCGGTGCACACGGGTCGCACTTATTGGAGAGACGCTCGATCAGGCGCGTGACGTGATGGTGTTTGGGGCGTCGGGTATTCTTGCCTGCTCCCCGCCGGACCGACGCCCGGACTGGCAGGCCAGCCGACGGCGGCTCGTCTGGCCCAACGGGGCGCAGGCGCAAATCTTTTCAGCATCCGATCCAGAGGCCCTTCGCGGGCCTCAATTTGATTGTGCGTGGTGCGATGAACTTGCGAAGTGGAAGAAAGGACAGGAGGCATGGGACATGCTGCAATTCGCCCTCCGGCTGGGGGAGACGCCACGGCAGGTGGTCACCACCACGCCACGCGCGAATGCGTTGCTGGAGAGCATCCTCGAAGCCCCGCGCACGGCAGTAACCTCCGCGCCGACGCGGGCCAACGCACGCAATCTCAGCCCGGTTTTTCTGGAGCAGGTGATGGCGCGCTATGATGGTACCGCCCTGGGGCGGCAGGAGCTTGAGGGCGAGCTTGTCCGTGATTTGCCGGGTGCGATGTGGAGCCGGGCCGCGATTGAGGCGGCGCGGGTCGATGACGTGCCCCCCCTTGAGCGGATCGTCGTCGCGATTGACCCGCCTGTCACAAGCGGATCGGACGCGGATGCTTGCGGGATCGTCGTGGCGGGCGTCGTCTGTGATGGGCCGCCACAGGACTGGAAGGTCTATGTTCTGGAGGATGCCAGCCTCACAGGGGCGACGCCGACCGCATGGATCAAACATGCCGTGGCGCGGGCGCGGCATTGGGGAGCGGACCGGATCATTGCGGAGGTCAACCAGGGCGGCGAATTGATCGAAACCCTGTTGCGGCAGGTCGATCCGTTGATGCCCTATCGCGCCGTCAACGCCAGCCGGGGCAAAGCGACCCGGGCGGAACCGGTTGCCGCACTTTATGAACAGGGGCGGGCATTTCATGCCGCACCGATGCTGCATCTCGAAGACCAGATGTGCGCGATGGCCCGCCACGGATACACCGGCAAAGGCAGCCCGGACCGGCTGGATGCGCTGGTTTGGGCGCTCACTGAATTGATGATTGTTCCGGCGCACGGTTTCCGCGCGCCGCAAATGCGAATCCTCTGAGGGATATCGCGATCTTAACCCGCTAAGGGAGAAATCCATGGTTTTGGAACTGTTCAAACGGGCCCCGGTGCGGGCGCCCGAAGCGAAGGCGCATGCCAATCGACCGGTGATCGCGTTTCATGGCAGCGGGCGCGCCGCGTGGACGGCGCGCGACACGCCAAGCCTCGTTCGGGCCGGGTTCGCGGGCAACCCGGTTGGGTTTCGCTGTGTGAAGCTGATTGCAGAGGCCGCCTCTGCGGTTCCCTTTGCCTTGCAGGACGGCGCGCGGCGCTATGCGGACCATCCGATCCTCTCCCTTCTTGCGCGTCCGAACGGGGCGCAGGGCACGACCGACCTGATGGAAAACCTGATCGGGCAATTCCTGTTGTCAGGCGACGCCTTTCTGGAGGCCGTGGGCGAGGGGCAGGACGGCCTGCCAGCGGAGTTGCATGTGCTGCGCTCGGATCGGGTGCGGGTGGTTCCGGGAGCCACGGGCTGGCCGATCGCGTTTGAATACTCGGTCGGTGCGAAAAAGCATCGGCTGAAGGTGGATTCGATCTGTCACATCAAGGCATTCCACCCCCAAGATGACCATTACGGTCTGTCGGCCATGCAATCGGCAGCAAGTGCGGTGGACGTGCACAATGCCGCATCGCGCTGGTCGAAATCGCTGCTCGACAACGCCGCGCGCCCCTCCGGCGCGCTGGTCTATCGCGGCACGGATGGGCTGGGCGGGCTGACGGATGATCAGTTTGACCGTCTGCGCGGAGAGTTGGAGGGGTATCATTCGGGTGCAGTGAATGCCGGGCGGCCGATGCTCCTTGAAGGGGGGCTGGATTGGAAGCCGATGGGCTTCTCCCCGTCGGACATGGAATTTCAGAAAACCAAGGAAAGTGCCGCGCGCGAAATCGCGCTGGCCTTTGGTGTGCCGCCCATGCTGCTGGGTCTGCCGGGGGACAATTCCTATGCCAATTATCAGGAGGCAAACCGCGCCTTTTACCGGCTGACCGTGTTGCCGCTGCTGAGTAAGGTCAGCGACGCGATGAGTTGCTGGTTTCATGCCATGAGTGGCACGGAGGCGGTGCTGAAAACCGACCTTGACGCGATCCCGGCGTTGGCCACCGAGCGGGAAGCACAATGGCGGCGGGTGGCGAGTGCCGACTTCCTGAGCGAGGACGAGAAGCGCAGCCTTCTGGGCCTGCCGCCACGGGTTGATCCATGAGCGATCTGGGGCAGCGGCGGGCGTCGGGAGGCTCACGATACCTCTATGAGCCATTCAGTGCCGCAAGCGCGCGTGTAGATACGCTTGAGGCAATTGTGGAGGAACGCTGGGTCGCGCTTGAACGGCGGCTGGCCGGGTTGGAACAGATCCTCGACCGCATGGAGCGGCGGATGTGGACGGCGCTGTACGGGATTGCGACCTTCCTCATCGTCGAAGGCGTGTTCCTGATTTTGCAGCAGACGAATTAACCAGAAAGGATGGATGGTATGACCCATCAGGGACCGGCCTCTGGGCTGGAAACGAAGTTTTGCGGCCTCAACGAACGTCCGGGGCTAAAGGACGGGTACGAGATTTCCGGCTATGCGTCCGTTTTCGGGCTGGCGGATCGGGGCGGCGATATTGTGGAGCGGGGCGCCTATGCCCGCTCGCTTGATCGGCTGAAAGCGCAGGGCCGTCAGGTCAAGATGCTCTGGCAGCATGATCCGTTGCGCCCTATCGGGGTGTGGGACGAGGTGCGCGAGGACGCGCGCGGCCTGTTCGTGAAAGGCCGCGTGCTGCGCGACGTGCAGGTCGGTCGCGAGGCGCTGGCGCTGTTGGATGCGGGGGCGATTGACGGATTGTCCATCGGCTATCGCACCATTCAGTCGGAGAAATCCGGTCAGGGTCGCCTGCTGAAAGAGATTGATTTGTGGGAAGTGTCGCTCGTGACCTTCCCGATGCTTCCCGATGCGCGTGTTGAAACGGCCACTCCGGAGACCGGAGAGGACACACGCGATGTTGTGGAAAGCCTCGCAGAGGCATTGGCCGATGCGCGGGCGCTGTTGGCGTGACCACGCCTGACCATTGTGAACCCAAAACTTGAAGGACCATTTGATGGGACATTGCGAACGCAAATCCGTGTCGGGCGCGCCCGAACGCGGTCAGGCGCCTGTGACGGAGTTGAAATCCGCGCTGACAGGTTTCCTGAAAGACGTGGCCGAGCGCCAAGCGGAACTGAAATCCAAACTCAACGAACAGGAGCATCGCCTCACCATGCTGGACAAGAAATCCATGACGGCTCACCGCCCCGCGCTTTCCCATGCGGCGGAGATCGAAGTACCCCATGCAAAGGCGTTCTCCGCCTATCTGCGGTCGGGCGACGATGACGGGCTGCGTGGCCTTGAGATCGAATACAAAGGGATGAGCACCGCTGTGGCAGCCGATGGCGGCTATCTGGTGGACCCGGCCACGGCGGAATCTGTGCAGAGCGTGCTGCGCTCCACCTCCTCCTTGCGGTCCATCGCCAATGTCGTGACGGTGGATGCGAGCGCCTATGACGTGCTCATTGACCATGCGGACATGGGTGCGGGCTGGGCGGATGAGACCACCGCCAGCAGCGAGACAAGCACGCCGCAGCTCGACCGGATCAGCATCCCGTTGCATGAGTTGTCGGCGCTGCCGAAAGCGTCCCAGCGGCTTTTGGATGACGCGGCCTTCGACGTGGAAGCATGGCTCGCGGAGCGGATCGCGGACAAGTTTTCGCGCGCCGAGGCCGTCTCTTTCATCTCTGGTGATGGTGTGAACAAGCCGCGCGGTATCCTGACCTATACCGAAGTGGACAATGCCGCCTGGAGTTGGGGCAATATCGGCTATGTCGCGACAGGTGCGTCGGGTGACTTCGCGTCCTCCAACCCGGCGGATGCGATTGTGGATCTGGTTTTCGCGCTGGGCGCACGATACCGCCACAACGCGTCCTTCGTGATGAATTCCAAAACCGCCGGTGCGGTGCGCAAGATGAAGGACGCCGATGGGCGCTTCCTGTGGTCTGACAGCATGAACGCGGGCGAGCCTGCGCGCCTGATGGGCTATCCGGTGCTGATCGCGGAGGACATGGAGGATATCGCGGCAGACTCGACCGCGATTGCCTTTGGCGACTTCCATGCCGCCTACACCATCGCAGAACGGCCCGAGCTGCGCATCCTGCGCGATCCGTTCTCCGCCAAGCCGCATGTGCTGTTCTTTGCCACCAAGCGTGTGGGCGGGGACGTGACGGATTTTGCCGCACTCAAGCTGCTGAAATTCTCCGTCAGCTAACGCTGGTTGGCAGTGTCATGAGCGTGCTGCACCGGTCGTGGATCGGTGCAGCAGAACGACAAGGGGCAGCGCCCCGACGGCATGAGGAACAGCAAAACATGAGTGACGTATTCGTCAAGGCCGCCGGGTCTCAGATGGATCATGTGATCGACTGGTCACGCAATCATCTGGAAGAGGGCGAAGGGATCGAAGCCGATCTGGGATGGTGCATCTATCCGACAAGCGATGCCACGCGCGACCTGACCGTCGCCGTGCAGGGCATCACTGGCTCCACATCGCATGTCACGCTGGAAGGTGGCGCACCGGGACAGGTGTATGTCGTCACGGCCCATGCAGGAACCAGCACCGGACGGCGCGTGCGTCAGTCATTCGCGATCACTGTTTCGGGGGATAATTGACATGACCGAGCGCATTACAGTGCTTTCGCCGCCAGCGCAGCCACCGGTGCGTGTGGCGGATTTCGCCGATCATCTGCGGCTGGGCTCAGGGTTCGCGGATGATGCGGCCCAGACCGACCTGCTCAACCGTTTGTTGCAAACCGCCGCCTCTGTCATCGAAGGGCGGACCGGTCTGGCGTTGATCAGTCGGTCCATGATGTTGGTGACCGATGGTTGGACCAATGAAGACCGCCACAAGCTGCCTTTGGCACCCGTATCTTATGTCGCCTCCGTCACGAAAATTGATGTCAATTTCGTCCGGTCAGGCTGGCTTTGGCATGATTGGGAACTGACATCCACCACCACCGAGGCATGGCTGAGCGGTCAGCGCAATAGCCCGCTTCCATCCATCGTGGAGACTGATCGGGTTGAGGTGATCTTTACCGCTGGTTTTGGCCCAGAGCCGGACAATGTGCCCATGGACCTGAGGCACGCGGTCACGCTGCTTGCGGCGACATATTACGAAAACCGGGCGCTCAACGACTACAAGTCGGTTCCGATTGGCTATGACGTGCTGAACCTGTTGCAACCCTATCGGCGGGTGCGCCTATGAGCCGCCGTCAGATTCCAAAGCTGAACCGGCCCATGGTGTTGGAAGCCCTGGACGAGAGCACGGATGCAGGCGGTGGCCTGTCCGGTGGATGGACGGCGCTTGGCACGCTCTGGGTCGCTGTGGAAACCGCCCGGGGGCGCACACAAACACAAGCGGGGCGGGATATCCCGGTGCAGGCCGTGCGGCTGATCACACGCGGCGCCCCGATCGGCTCGCCCCGGCGCCCAGAACCGGGGCAGCGGCTGCGGGATGGTCTGCGCAACTACGCCGTTCTGGCTGTCACCGAATGGGACGCAGCGGGCTGGTATCTGGAGATCACAGCACAGGAGGGCCGACCATGACGGGGCTTGCCTATTCATGGCCGTTGCAACAGGCGGTTTTTGACCGACTGAGCACGGAGAGCGCAGTGACCACGCAGGCGCAGGTCTTTGACGCCGTGCCATCCTCCGTCGCGGTTGATGTCGATTACATCACCTTGGGCACCGAGGACGCGAAGATGCGCCCGGAGGGAGAGATTTGCTCCGTTCGGTTTGACATCGTCGTCCATTCGCCCGCGCCCGGATTTGCACGGGCGAAAGCGATCGCGGCGGCAGTGACCAGCGCGCTTGATGCCGCGCCCTTGGTTATTGCGGGTGCGCGGCTCCTGAATTTGCGGTTTGAGCGGGCGCGGGCCGCACGCGGACGCGGCATGGAGCGCCGTCGCATCACTCTGACCTATCACGCGTTGATCGCGGCAGATGGCTAACCTCACATAAGGAATGACACCATGGCGGTACAAAGCGGAAAAGATCTGCTGATCAAACTGGATATGACCGGCTCCGGCGGGTTTGAGACGGTCGCAGGGCTGCGCGCGACGCGCATCGCATTCAACGCGCAAACGGTCGATGTGACCACACTGGAAAGTGCAGGCGGCTGGCGGGAATTGTTGGGGGGCGCGGGTGTGCGATCCGCTCAACTGAGCGGATCGGGTGTGTTCAAGGACGCCGAGACGGATGAGAAGGCACGCGCGCTCTTTTTTGCGGGAGACGTGCCCGATTTTCAGGTGGTCATTCCCGATTTCGGGACCGTGACCGGACCGTTCCAGATCACGGCGATTGAATATGCCGGGGAGTTCGACGGCGAGGCGACCTATGAAATGTCCATGGCCTCCGCCGGGGCGTTGTCCTTTGCACCTGCATGAGCGTGAATGAGATGCGCGGCGAGGTTGCGCTGACCGTGAATGGTGAGCGGCATGTGATGCGGCTCTCGCTGGGGGCGCTCGCCATGCTGGAGGGGGAGGTCGGTGCGTCCTCCCTCACGGAGATCGTCAGCCGCTACGAGAGCGAAAGCGTGGGGGCAGGCGATATCCTTGCGCTGTTGCGTGCAGGGCTGTGGGGTGGCGGCGTCGAGATCAGCCCGGCGGAGCTTGCCCACGCCGACATCGCGGGTGGCCCGTTGGAGGCCGCACGGGCCGCAGCGCGGCTTTTGCATCTCGCGTTCAGCCTGCCCCAGACCGCGCAGACATGAACCGCATCGCCTGGGGGCCGCTGATGCGGCTCGGGCTGGGCCGGATGGGCCTTGTCCCGGATGTGTTCTGGGCGCTCACCCCTGCCGAATTCCTGCTGATGGCCGGGCTTGATGCTCCAGAGGCCCTGCGCATGAGCCGCTCCGCGCTGGAGCGGCTCAGCGCGCTTTACCCCGATGCCCCGAAAGGAGAGCAAACCGATGACTGACAGACGATCAGATGAAATCGAGGAGTTGTTTGCCGAAGTGGACAGTTCCATTGCCTCGACAGAGGCCGTCATAGGCGCTTTTCGCCGGGAGATGGAGCGCACGTCGCGCAGCACCGAGGACGCATCCCGCCGGGTCAGCGGCTTTGACCGGTCGATCGGGAAGGGCCTGCGGGGGGCCTTTGATGAGATCGTGTTCGAGGGAGGGCGCGCGTCGGACGCGCTGAAGGCGATGGCACGCAGCATGTCCTCCTCCGTGCTCAATCAGGCGCTGACGCCAGTTCAGAACGCGCTGGGCGCGGGCATTGGCGGGCTGGTGCGATCAGGCCTAGGGGCGATCACCGGGGGCGTGGTGCCGTTTGCCGATGGCGCGGGATTTGCGGGGGGCCGCGTGCGGGCTTTTGCCGATGGCGGCATCGTCGCGGGGCCAACCACATTTCCGATGCGGGGCGGACAGACCGGCCTGATGGGAGAGGCCGGACCAGAGGCGATCATGCCCCTGTCGCGCGGGCCAGATGGCAGCCTTGGGGTCAAGGCACAGGGCAACGCCACCACGGTCGTGAACATCAACATCACGACACCGGATGTGGAGGGGTTTCGCCGCTCGCGCAGCCAGATTGCCGCTGAAATGAGCCGGGCGATGCGCGCTGGCCAACGCAACCTCTAAGGATCGGAGCAACCGCGATGAGCTTTCACGAAGTACGATTCCCGACCGACCTCTCCTTTGGGGCAAGTGGCGGACCGGAGCGCCGCACCGAGATCGTCACGCTGGCGAATGGCCATGAGGTGCGCAACGCCCCATGGGCGCATGCGCGGCGGCGCTATGACGCGGGAATGGGCATGCGCTCCCTCGATGATCTGGAGGTCGTGATCGCGTTTTTCGAGGCGCGCGCGGGGCAGCTCCATGGGTTTCGGTGGAAGGATTGGACGGATTTCAAATCCTGCCCCGCATCGCAGGTCATCGATCCGATGGATCAGGTGATTGCGACGGGTGATGGGGCGGCAACGTCCTTCCCGCTGGTCAAGAATTACCGCTCGGGCGAGCAGACCTATATCCGCCCGATTGTGAAGCCCGTGGCGGGCAGTGTCCGTGTGGCAGTGGATGGCACAGAGCTTTTCGCGCCGGATTTCAGCGTCGACCCGGCAACAGGGCTGCTGACGCTCGCCTCCGCGCCGCAGGAAGGCGCAGAGGTCACAGCGGGCTACGCGTTTGATGTGCCAGTCCGGTTTGACACGGATGCGATCACCACCAGCGTGACCGGATTTGAAGCGGGTGAAGTGCCGTCCATCCCCGTGGTGGAGGTGCGGATCTGATGCGCGCATTTGACGAAGCTTTTCAGGCGATGCTCGACAGTGGTGTGACGACGCTTGCCCGCTGCTGGCGGATCGTGCGCAGGGATGGTGTGCGGTTCGGTTTTACCGATCATGACCGGGATCTGGTGGTGGACGGCCAACTCTGTCGCGCGGCGACCGGATTGTCGGCAGGGGCGATTGACCATTCCACCGGGCTTTCCGTTGACAACGCGGTGGCGCTGGGCGCGCTGGATGATGCGGCGCTGAACGAGGCAGATATCGCCGCAGGCCGGTTTGACGGGGCGGATGTCACCCATTGGATCGTGAATTGGGCCAATCCCTCGCAGGTCGTAACCCTGTTTACCGGCAGCATTGGGGAAATCCGGCGCGGCACCGTCGGATTTGAAGCGGAATTGCGCGGCCTCTCCGAAAGGCTGAACCGGCCGATGGGGCGCGCGATCCTGCGCCAATGCGATGCGGTGTTGGGGGATGCGCGCTGTGGCGTGACCCTCGATACATCAGACAAGCGGGCAGTGGCGACAGTCGTTTCGGTCCGGGGGGATGGGTTGATGGTCGTCTCTGGCCTCGGTGCGTTCGACGCAGGCTGGTTCGAGCATGGCAGCTATCGTTGGACGGGCGGGGCCAATGACGGGCAGCGCCACATGGTCAAACGGCATGAGATCGTGGACGGGCTCCACCTGATTGGTCTTTGGGCTGCTCCCTCAACGGCGATTTCGGCGGGAGACACCGCGGAGGTGACCGTGGGCTGTGATCGCCGCGCGTCGACCTGCAAGGCGAAATTCCAGAATTTCGCCAATTTCCGGGGCTTCCCGCATGTGCCGGGAGAAGATTTCGCGATCAGTTATCCCGTTTCGGGGGATGTGATGGATGGAGGGAGCCTGCGCAATGGATGAGCATGACATAATCCGCAGCGCGCGTCGCTGGATCGGCACGCCCTATGTGCATCAGGCCAGTTGTCGCGGTGCCGGGGCCGATTGCCTGGGCCTGATCCGGGGTATCTGGCGGGAGGTGATCGGCGCGGAGCCAGAACCCTTACCCGCCTATACCGCCGACTGGTCCGAAGTGGACCGCAAGGAGCGGTTGTTGCGGGCGGCCATGGCGCATTTCCAACCCATCGACGGCCAGCCACACAATGCCGATGTTCTGGTGTTTCGTATGCGCGACAAGGGCGTGGCCAAGCATATGGGCCTTTTTGTGCAAGAGGGCGGGTCGGAGCGGCTGATCCATGCCTATTCGGGGCATGGCGTCGTGGAAGTCCCCCTTGGTGCTGCATGGCGGCGGCGGATCGCCGGTGTGTTCCGGTTTCCTGAAAGGATTTCGTAATGGCGACAGTAATTCTGGCGGCGGCAGGTGCTGCGGCGGGCAGCGCGGTGGGTGGTGCCTTCCTCGGCCTGAGCAGTGCCGCGATCGGGCAAGCCATCGGTGCCACTATTGGGGCAGGTATTGATCAGCGGCTGACGGGCGGGGCAGGCGGCTCTTATGCGACGGAGCGTGGGCGGGTTGAAACCTTCCGGATGCAAGGGGCGTCGGAGGGCACGGCATTGCCCTATGTGGCCGGTCGGATGCGCCTGCCGGGGCAGTTGATCTGGTCCACCCGGTTCAAGGAAACCGCGACAACCAGCAGTTCCACCACAACCTCCACCCAAGGGGGTAAAGGCGGTGGCGGGGGCAGTTCCGCCACAACGACCACCACGACCTATTCCTATTCGCTGAGCTTTGCCGTGGCGCTTTGTTCCGGGGAGATCACCCGGATCGGGCGGGTCTGGGCGGATGGCAAGCGCGTGGACCTGAGCCGCATCACCTGGCGGATGCATCCTGGCAGTGAAAAGCAGGACGCAGACCCATTGATCGCGGCGGTCGAAGGGCTGGAGGACGCGCCGAGCTATCGCGGTACGGCCTATCTGGTGTTCGAGGATCTGGAGCTTGGCCCTTACGGCAATCGCATCCCGCAGATCACGGCAGAGGTCGTGCGCCGCCCGCAATCGCGCCTGCCGGAGACGGATCGGTTCTTCAGCACCTCCCCGGTCGAGCAGATCGCGGGGGTGTGCATGATCCCCGGCACCGGGGAATATACGCTCTCCGATGCAGCTCAACGGCTGATCTTTGGTCCCGGCTCTTACCGGATGATGAATGTCAATAACGAGTTGGGGGAGCCGGATTTCGTGGCCTCCCTCGGGGCGTTGAAATCCGAATTGCCCGCGGTGCAATCCAGTGTGCTTGTCGTATCATGGTTTGGTGACGACCTGCGCGCGGGGCATTGCACGGTCAAACCCAAGGTGGAGCAAACCGAATTTGACGGCGCGCCGATGCCATGGCGCGCGGGCGGGATCACACGGGCGATGGCAGAGACCGTTTCCCAAACGGAAGGTCGCGTGAATTTTGGGGGCACAAGTGCCGATGGCGCGGTCGTTCAGGCGATCAACCGGATGCGGGACGAGGGCATCGCCGTCACCTTCTATCCGTTCTTGTTGATGGATATTCCCGGCGACACTTCCTTGCCCGATCCGTGGAGCGACGGCACGCAAGCCGCCTTTCCGTGGCGGGGCCGGATCACCACGAATGATGCGCCGGGGCGCGCAGGCACGGCGGACAAGACCCCGGCAGCAGCGGCTGAGGTCGCGTCCTTCATGGGGGCCGCGCAGATCACGGATTTCACCATCGTGGCAGATGGCAGCGTCACCTATGCCGGGCCATCCGGCGATTGGGGGTTTCGGCGCATGATCCTGCATTATGCGCATCTGTGCGTCGCGGCGGGCGGGGTCGATGCGTTTTGCATCGGATCGGAGCTGCGCGGTCTGACGCAGATCCGCGATGGGGCGTCGAGCTATCCATTTGTGACCGCGCTGCGGGCGCTGGCAGCGGATGTGCGTGCGATCCTCGGCCCAGAGGTGAAGATCGGCTATGCGGCGGATTGGTCCGAATATTTCGGGCATCATCCGAAGGATGGGTCGGGCGATGTGCTCTATCATCTTGATCCGTTATGGGCGGACGCGAATATCGATTTCGTCGGCATCGACAATTACATGCCGTTGTCGGATTGGCGGGATGGGGAGGATCATGCGGATGCCGCGTGGGGATCGCTCTATAACCCCGATTATCTGCGCGCGAATGTCGAAGGCGGCGAGGGGTTTGACTGGTATTACGCAACCCCAGAGGACCGAGCAGCACAAGAGCGTACGCCGATCACCGATGCGGCCCATGGGGAAGATCACATCTTCCGGCCCAAAGACCTGCGGAACTGGTGGGGCAGACCGCATTATGATCGCCCCGGTGGCGTGCGGTCCGCGCAACCAACCGAATGGGAGGCCGAAGGAAAGCCGATCTGGTTCACCGAATATGGCTGCCCGGCGATCGACAAGGGCACGAACCAGCCGAATGTGTTTGTCGATGCGATCTCAAGCGAAAGCGCGATGCCCTATTTCAGCACCGGCGCGCGGGATGATTTCATCCAGTATCGCTATCTGGAGGCGATGATCAGCCATTGGTCGGCAGAGGAGAACAATCCGCGCTCCAAGGTCTATGACGCGCCGATGATCGAGATGAGCCGTGCGCATGTCTGGGCATGGGATGCGCGGCCCTGGCCGGACTTTCCGAACCGGATCGGGGAATGGTCAGACGGGCCGAATTACGCGCGGGGGCATTGGATCTCTGGCCGGTTGCAAATGGCCGTGCTGGGCGAAGTGGTGGCGGAATTGTGCGGCGTGGCGGGGATCGGTGCGCTGGAGGCCACTGGGCTGCATGGGGGCGTGCCGGGGTTTGAGTTGCGTGATCGGACGAGTGCGCGTGCAGCCCTTCAACCCCTGATGCTCGGCTTCGGCTTTGACGTGATGGAGCAGGAGGGGGCGCTTCGGTTCCGGATGCGGGATGGTGCGCGCAATTTTGTGCTCGACAGGCAAGAGATTGTCGCGAATGGCCCCTTGGCCGCGCTGGAGCGCAGTCGCGCGGCGGATGGTGAGGCGATCCACCGGGTCCAGATCGAGCATTACGATGCGGATCGCGACTATCAGCGGGGGGCGGTGGAGGCCGCTTTGCCCGATGCGGATCGGCAGGATGGCGACCGCTCCACCATGCCCATGGCCATGACCGCCGCCGCCGCGCGCAGCGTCGCCGCGCGGTTCCTCGCGGAGGCGCAGGTGTCGGGCGACCGGATCAGCGTTACCGTGCCGCCAACCTTTTTGCAGATCGAAGCCGGTGACATTCTGGAATTCGATGGGCAGCGGTATCGTGTGGACCGGATCGAGGATGCCGATGCGCGCCGGATCGAGGGGGCGCGGGTTGATCCCAGTGTCTATGTCAGCCGCTATTTCCCCGAAGATCTGGGGGCACAATCGGTGCCGCCGATTGCGGGGCCGGTCGTGTCTCGCTTTCTGGACCTGCCATTGTTGCGGGGCGATGAGGTGCCCCATGCGCCGCATGTGGTTGCGACCTCCGATCCGTGGCCGGGGCCGGTGCGGGTCTATTCCTCCACCGATAATAGCGGGTACGCGCCGAATACCGATGTTTTCCGCGCGGCGGTGATGGGACACACAAAGACGCCGCTCAAGCCTGCCAAAGCCGGGCTATGGCAATGGGCATCCGGGCTGGAGGTGGAGGTCGTGCGTGGCGCGCTTGAAAGCCGGACGCCGCGCGATGTGCTGGACGGTGCGAACGTGGCCGCGATCCGGGCGGCGGGTGGCACGGATTGGGAAGTGTTCCAGTTCCAGACCGCTGAGCTGATCGGCAAGAACACATGGCGGCTCGACGGGTTGTTGCGGGGCCAGCTTGGCACGGAATTCGTGCATGACGCGGCGGTCCCGGAGGGGGCGCAATTCGTGTTTCTGGATGCGGCCGCCGTGCAGATTGATATTCCGCAATCGGCACGCGGGCTGGAGCGGTATTACCGAGTTGGCCCCGCGACGCGGACCTATGACGAGGATGTCTTTTCCACTGTCGTCGAAGCCTCTCTCGGGGTTGGGCTGCGGCCCTACGCGCCGGTCCATCTGACCGCCCGTAATAGCGGCGCCACGCTTGATCTGGCGTGGGTGCGGCGCACGCGGGTTGAGGGCGATTTGTGGGATTTGGGCGATGTGCCGCTCGCTGAAGAGCAGGAACGCTACATCGCGCGTCTGCGCAAGGACGGTGCGGTGCATGCCGAGGTCGAGACAACCGCCCCGTCGGCCAGTTTCGATACAGCCAGCTCGCCCGGTTTCCCGTTTGACGTGGAAGTCGGCCAAATCTCCGCCCGGTGGGGCATAGGCGCAAAAGCATGTAACGGTGAACGAAGCCTTTGCCCGGCTTGA